CGACGTGGTGTTCCCGGACGTGATCGGTGGGATGAAACGAGCCGACGAGTTCGGCGCCGACCTGACACCGGACGGCGACGTGATCGAGGGGAGCTGGAAGCAAGTTTCGGAGCCAACACCCGCAGCCCCCACTGCCACGCCTGAACCGGCTGCCCCCGCCGTGACGCTCGACGAGCTGATCGCCCAGTACGGCGCCGAAGCAGTGCTAGCAGCCAATGAGGGTTCTATACCTGGAACTGCTGAAGACGTCGCTGCTGTAGCGCAAGCACTGGCGGCCGGCAATGGTTGAGTTACAGCATTTGTCGTACAGCTCGATTTCCACGTACCAACTGTGCCCCGAGGCCTGGCGGCGCAAGTATATTGCAGGCGAACGGGAAGCGACCTCCGTAGCGCTGCTGTTCGGATCCGCCGCACACGATGCTATCGAGCACTATATCGCCGGTCGTCAGCCCCTCGACGTGTTATGGCGCGAGAAGCTGACCCAGCAGGTGCAGCAGGCGGCGGATATCGACTGGGGCACGGACACCCTTGAAAGTCTGACAGACGAAGGGCTGCGCATCCTTGGCGCGCCGGCGGTGGCCACCCTGATCAACAGTGTGCGCGATGGTTACGACGCCAACCGCGAGCTCTCCATTGAGCGCCGCATCGAGCTACGCGTGCCGGGCGTACCGATCCCGATCATCGGCTATGTCGACATCATCTCAGCCGACGGGGTGCCGGGCGATTTCAAAACCGCTGCCCGCATGTGGCCAGAAAACAAAGCCGCCCAGGAGCTGCAGCCGCTGGTGTATCTGGCGGCGCTCAACCAGGCGGGGATCAACGACCACAATTGGCGCTTTCGTCACTATGTCATCACCAAGTCAGCCAAACCGAGCGCGAAGGTATTCGAGTGCCAACGCTCCGCTGTTGAGGTGCTGACCGGGTTGTTCCCAACGATCCAACAAACGTGGATTGATATCCAGGCGGAGCGATTCCCTAAAAACACGACCACCTGGAAGTGCTCGCCCAGGTATTGCGGCTATTACGCCGACTGCCAGGGCGGAGGGTGACAAAATGCAGTCAACTCAACACCGCCAGCGGTCACCCGTCCGTATCGCCTATGACAATGGCGCACTGATATACAGCACGCCATACGATGCGCTGCTGGTCGCGGCACTGAAGCGCGAAGTGCCGGCACCTGACCGGCAATGGAGCCGCGAGCAGGGCGCCTGGCTGGTAGCGCCGCAATATGCCAAGGTACTGGTGCAGCTCAGTGAGGATTATCTGGATGTATTACCGGCGTTGCCTGAGATTCCGCCTGACACCCGCCGCCGCGAACTGCGCGTGCTGGATGTGCGCTATATCGGAGCAACGAAGGTACGCGATAGCGGCGAACGCACGGCATATGGTTGGAGTGAGGGCGGTTGGACGGTGATATTCCCCGAGAGCGTGCTCAGAGCCTGGTTTGGGTTAGGTGGGGCCGAGCCGACGGCAGGTACAACGCTCTACAGCGTACTTGGGCTATATGCCAATGCCGATGCGAATGAAATTCGTACGATGTATAGGCGTCTGGCGCTGCAATGGCACCCAGACACCTCCAAAGAACCGAACGCCAAAGAGCAGTTCATCGCCATCCAGCGCGCGTACGAGGTACTGCGCAATCCGCTGCAGCGCGACCGCTACGATGCGGGGCTGGCGCTGGAGGCTACACTATTACGGCCTAAATCGGCGCCAGCAGACAGCTACCGTTCGCCGCTGCGCTGCGGCCTGCTGCTGTGCACTGGGATCCAAACTCTCAGCCGGTTTGTGGTCAGCGATATCCAACTGTGGAACGACATCACTGACGACCAGGGGCGCGTGCTGAGCACGTCGTGGCCGCTGGGAGCCGACACTTTCGAGGAAGAGTGGCTGATACTATGAAGCAGAACAATGCCCTTGTGCGCGGCTCTTTAGCCGATATTGCGAGTCAATCTAACCAAACTGTTGCCGAAACATTCCTATATGCTGACCTTATCGTACTGCTCGACGTAAGCGCCTCGATGGGGCGCTGCGATGCACGCGGCAATCGGCAGCGTTATGACGTGGCCTGTGAAGAGCTGGCCCATTTGCAGGCCGATATGCCCGGACGGGTGGCGGTTATTGGCTTTTCCGCCTATCCCGAGTTCGCGCCTTCCGGCAAGCCTGTCCATCAAGGCGGCAACACTGACCTGGCGGGCGCACTGAAGTTTGCTCGCATTGCCGATACCGGCGACGTGCGCTTTGCCGTGATATCAGACGGCGAACCGGATAGCGAGCGCGAGGCGCTGGATGCGGCCAAGACCTACAAAAGCTGCATCGACTGTATTTACATCGGCCCCGAGACTGATACCAGGGCGCAGGCATTTATGGACAGGCTGGCCAAGGCGCACGGGGGCAAGCGGGTGACCACCCAAGTGCACCTGCTGGCGGAGAGAATAGAAACACTGCTGATCACGGCGTAGAAATGGATACATCAGCAACTACACAATCGCTGGTTGACGAACTGGCGCGCAAGGTCATACGGGCATACCTGGCCGGAGAGAGACCGAACGTCTCTCCGGCCGATTGCGGGCCATGGTCTGACCGTATTCAGATTCTAGCCAATGCCTACGACCGCGGCGGGAAGCCCCAAGTGCAATATGAATACAACCTGATGGCTTACGACTATGAACTCGCAGCCCTACTGGCTGGCGAGTCAGAACGGCAGGCAGAGCAACAGGATGCGCGGCAATCGGCGCCACCTGTTGACCGATCGGCGCGCATGTTGAACGTCCAGTATTTGCTCGACCAGGGCGCCGACGATGAAGGCAACTCCCAGTGTCTGACATCTCTTTTCGGGGATGAGTTCGTCTATACCAAAGCCTACGGATATCTGTGGTGGAGCGGCACACACTGGACAAGCGAGGGTGCGGATGAAGCCCTAGGGCGGGCGGCCACCTATGTTCTCAAGCAGCGTTACTGTGAAGCGGCCAAAGCCAACGGGTCCAAGCATACCTATGAGCGTACTATGCGAGCCTGCTATCCAAGCGCGCGTCACGTGCGCGACTGCTTGTACCTTTTCCAGATGGGCGTAGCAATCGATATCAACAAGTTCGACAGCTCGCCCGAGCTGCTTAACTGCGCCAATGGGGTGCTGAACCTGGCAACCGGACAGCTCACGCCGCACGCTCCGGAGCAGCGATTTACCTACTGCCTGCCGGTTGAGTATGACCCAGGCGCCGACCAGACAATGTGGCGGCAGTTCCTGGCGGACGTGGTAGGCGGCGGGCAAGAGGTAATCGACTATCTGCAGCTCGCAGTCGGTTACTCGCTGACCGGCTACACCCGAGAGGAATGCCTGTTCTACATCTACGGGCCGACACGTTCGGGCAAAGGCACTTTCACCGAGACGCTGCTGGCGATTCTGCCCAAGCCGCTGGCGATGGAAGTGGATTTCACTACCTTCACCGCCGACCGCGGCGCGGATACGCAGAACTTTGACCTGGCACCGCTCAAGCCGGCACGGCTGATCATCGCCTCGGAATCGAACAAGTACCAGTCACTGAATACGGGCAAGATCAAGAGCCTAACGGGCGGCAACGAGGTGTACTGCGCGCTCAAGCGCCGCGACCATTTCAGTTACCGACCGCAATACAAAATGTGGCTGGTTTCCAACCATCCAGTGAATGCCGACGTGGATGATGACGCGCTGTGGCATCGCATCAAGGTGATCGAGTTCCCCAACTCGTTTGCGGACAAGGAAGATACGAGCCTCAAGCTACGGATGCGGCAATTGGACAACCTGAAGGGCGTGTTCGCCTGGGCGGCAGAAGGTGCACGCAAATGGTTCGAGCTGGGATCACATGGATTGGGGCCTCGTACGCCTCAAGCCGTATCGACCATCACTAAGCAGCAACGCGCTGATTTGGACTATGTGCAAGCCTGGATCGATGAATGCTGCGAATACTCGCCGGCGCACTGGTCGGCGAATGAGATCATCTATCGCTCATATCGCGATTGGTCGGTGGATAACGGCGTTGAAACGAAAAAGATTCGAACGTTCATCCTGGCGCTCAAGGCGAAGGGGATATTGGTTTCCCAACCAAAATGGTTCCAGGGAATCGGTGGAAAACCAGATACAACACGCAGAGGGATTATAGGTATTCGTGTTTTATAAAACCTTTACACATTTACGGATCAATACACTAATTTCTGGGTTAACCCCTTACAAGCACTATATAGGGGTTAACCTGGTATTTACTGTATAGATGTGTAAATGTGTAAAGGTAAAAGGATAAAATGAACACTCTTGATACCGCTCACAGATGGATAGAATCAGGCTTTTCAGTTATTCCAATCACCTATCGCTCCAAAAGACCGGCTTTCGACGCTTTGCGGATGACCGGCAGCATGACGGCGGGCGATGTCTCATGGTCTATATATAAAGAGCGCCCGCCGACACCAGCTGAGCTGAGTATATGGTTTACCGGTCCAAAGCGCAACCTCGGGCTGGTGACTGGTTACAACGGGCTGGTGGTATTGGATTTCGACACACTCGAAATGTACGAAATGTGGCGCGGGTGGGCAGCAGATTCAGGCGGCAGCGCACGGGATTGTATGCGTTTCAGTTATAAGGTCCACTCAGCGCGTGGCGTACATGTATATATTACATGCAGCGAGCCCGTTGAGCCGTATCGGATCGCGGACATTGATATTAAAGCCCGCTGGGGATACGTATTGGCACCGCCTTCCATGCACCCCTCAGGCGTAGCGTATCAAGGCGCCGGTGACCGGATTATACACTGCGAACATTTCAGTGATGTGTTCCCGCTCGTAAAGCCCGCGCCTGAATTGGCCGTACTCGACATTCCGGTCGCAACCGATCCATGGGAGGCCGCGGATCACGCGGTAGAGTGCGGGGGAATGAGAACCATAGAGCAGATAAAGGCCCACGTGCGCATCGAGGACATTTTACACCTCACAGGCATCACCAGAAACACAATGATCATCTGCCCATTTCACGCCGATAAAAACCCGTCTATGAGCGTCGATATAGGCCGGCAAACAGTTCACTGTTACGGGTGCGGATTCCACGGTGACGTGCTGGATGTATACGCAGCTTTACATAAAGTAACCAATCGCGAAGCAATCGCAGCGCTATGCTAAAACAGAGGGGGATGATGATGAATGTGTGCATCCATCGCAACGAACCGACGGCCGGGATACCCTGGCGCTGCGAGAATTGTGGCAGCACGCTGGCAATCACCCGTGATGGCGAATGCGAGTTCAAAGGTAAAGTAAAACTTGGCGAAACCTACACGATCGTCGAGTGTCCAGTCTGTCACCGTGAGAACTATTGGTATTGCAATATTCCTTGCAAAAACACTTGACATTGCAGAGCAATTATGCGATAATGTGAGCGGCTAGAGCGCAGGAAATGGGCCGCCTGTTTCCGGGTTTACCCCCGGAGACGGGCGGTTTTTTGTTACCTGGAATAAACGGATGTCCGAAAAATGTCCAGTTTCAAATGGAATACTAGACGTGTTAAAGCGGCGATGCACCTGGCCCAGGGATTTACTCAAATAGAGGCTGCTAAAGAATCTGGTTGTAATGAAAAAACCATCAGGCGCTGGTTAAGCGACGTTGAGTTTGCAAGCGAAGTTGATCGTCTCTCGTTAATGGTAAGCATAGCAAACAGGGCTGAGCGCCTGCGGGTAACGATGAAAATAGTCAGGCAAAAACTAGCTCAGAGCCCGGCATTGCAGACAGAAAAGGATTTACTTGACTGGCTCAAGTTTGCCCAATCAGAAACCGATGGCGCCAAGATCGACCTTACCGCCGTCCTTGAGGCTATGGAGAGCTCAGAAGGCACAGGCGCAAGCGCTGGTTAGCGCTAGTGCGTTATCCAAGCCGTCAAAGACGTTCGAGCAGTGGTTGCCGTGGGTCACGCCCAGCTGGCATTGGGAGTGGGCGCACCTGGCCTATGTGCGGCAGTACCTTGACAGCCTATCACGCGGGGAGATCAAGCGGTTGATGGTGTTCATGCCGCCGAGGCACGGCAAGAGCGAGCAGGACACCGTGCGCTATCCGATATACCGATTGACGCAGGACCCGAAGCTGCGCGTCATCATCGGGGCGTACAACCAGATCCTGGCAAACAAGTTTTCACGCAAGGCCAGGCGGATAGCGGAAAGGTGCGTGCAGCTCTCCGCGGAGCGCTATGCGGTGGAAGACTGGGAGACTGCCCAGGGGGGCGGGATCCGCGCGGTGGGGGTGGGCGGCGGCATCACGGGGCAAGGCGGCGACCTGATCATCATCGATGACCCGGTCAAGAACCGCGAAGAGGCCGAGAGCCAGGCCTACCGCGACCGCTGCTGGGATTGGTACACGGACGACCTGTACACGCGGCTCGAGCCGGGCGGGGCGATCGTGCTGATGATGACGAGGTGGCACGAGGACGACCTGGCGGGGCGGATTTTGGCGAGCGAGGATGCGCCGAACTGGACGGTAATCAGTTTGCCAGCCGAGGCGGAAGCGGACGATCCGCTGGGGCGCGCGATCGGAGAGGCATTATGCCCGGAGCGCTATGACGAACGACAACTGGCCGAGCTGCGGACGGTGCTGGGCGATTGGAGCTATACAGCGCTGTATCAGCAGCGCCCGCTGCCGCCCGAGGGGCAACTGGCCAAGCGCGAATGGTTCGAGATCGTCAACGAGGCGCCCAAGTACGAGCTGCTGGTGCGCTTTTGGGATATGGCGGCCACGGAAAAGAGCATCAAGGCGAGCGACCCGGACTGGACGGTGGGAACGTTGATGGGCAGAGCCAAGGGCAGGTATTACATCGCGGATGTGTGCCGGCAGCGGGTGAACCCGTCGGACATCAAGCCGCTGATGCGCAGCACGGCCGTCAACGACGGCAAGCGGGTACGGATCTACTGGGAGCTCGAACCGGGCTCGAGCGGAAAATACGTGGAGAGCGACATCATGCAGCTCCTGGCGGGATTCGGCGCCGAGGCTGTGCCGGTGACGGGCGACAAGGTGCAGCGGGCGATGCCCTTGCTGGACCAGGCGCGGGTGGGCAATGTCAAGCTGGTGCGCGGGGAGTGGATCCCAGCCTGGCTGGGGGAGATGACATCGTTCCCGATGGGCAAGCATGACGACCAGGTGGACAGTGCGTCGGGGGCCTTCAATGCGCTGGCCAGCAGCGGCCCGCTCGTGTTGTGGGAAAGCTGAGCATGCCAAGGACATATCTCTATAACGGGCGGACGCTCAAAATGGCGGGGAGCTGGACGCAGCAGAGCCTGCAGGCGTTCCTGAATGACGACAACGACGAACGCCAGACGATGAGTGCCTATTCGGCTTATGCCCTGGTACCCTGGGTCAGGCGGTGTGTCTCGCTGAGGGCGGGAGCGGTAGCGGGCATGCCTTTTAGCTTGAAAGTCAGCGGGGAGGAGCTGGAGCCGGAAACGCTGGCGGCCATGCCGATGACGGCCAATCTGCAGCAGCTCTTGAACCGAACCGAGCAGGCGGTGTGCGTATATGGCAGCGGATACCTGCTCAAGCAGAACAACGGTTTCATGACCAATGGGCTGCAGTGGGCGCTGCCGACCGCGATGACGCCCTATTACAACCTGACGACGGGGGAGCTCGAGTACATCATCCGCAACGCCAACAACCGGGTTGAGAACATGGCGCTCGATGAGCTGGTTTATTTTTTTGAGCCGGGCATCAACAGCGAGGCGGGCCCGGGCACGAGCCTGGCCAGGACGGCGCTGATAGCGGCGGGATTGGCCAGGTATGCCGACCGGATGGTGAGCGGGTATTTCGAACGCGGGGCGATCGGCACGACCATTTTGAGCGTGCAAGGCCCGACCGACGAGGCGGAGGCAAAACGGCTGGAGAACTGGTGGAAAAAGACCACGGCCGGGATTGCCAGGGCGTTCGGCACGATCGCGGTACGGCAGGAGATCAAGGTCAACCAGCTGGTGCCGATTATCCGCGACCTGATGGTGCCGGAGCTGACGGCCAACGCGCGGGCGCAGATCGCGGTGACGTTCGGGGTGCCGCAAACGATGCTGGAGGACGCGGCCAACTATGCGACGGCGGTGGAGCACCGACTGTCGTTCTACCAGGAGACGGTGGTGCCGCGCTGCGATTGGTATGCCCAGGTGCTGAACGAGCAGCTCTTTAAGCCGATGGGGATGGAGCTGAGCTTTAGGCCGGAGGAGCTGGACATCTTCCAGGAGGACGAGGAGCAGCGCTCGGGCAGCCTGGGGGCGCTGGTGGCGGCGGGATTCCCGCTAGACCTGGCGGCGGAGGTGCTGGGCTACGACCTGACGGACGAGCAGTGGCGGCGGCTGAAGGAAGAGATGAAAAAGCCCAAGCCGCAACCCTTTACCTTTGGGGGGCAACCAAACAGCCAGCCGGACCAGGATGGGCAGCCCCAGCCGAACGAGCAGGCATTGAGCGAAGAGGCCAAGAACGAGATGAAGACCTGGCGGCGGTTCGCGCTCAAGCACGGAGCGGAGAAGGCGTTGACGTTCGAGTGCGCGCATGTGCCGGCCGAGGCGGCGGACGAGATCCGGGGGCGGCTGCAGGGCGTCACCAGCGATGCGGCGCTCAAGGCAGCGTTCGATATGCCGCTCTCCGCCAAGGCGGGGCCGACTATTGACCCGAACGTCGATTACAAGTCCGAGGCCGAGAAACGCCTATTCCGGTTATTCAAAGAACGCCTGGGCGCGCAATTCGATGATGTTATGAGTTCCCTGGGCGACCCGCCCGATTGGAGCAAGCTGACTGAGGAGTTTTGGCAGACGCAGGCGGGCAAGATGCTGAGTGGCATCCGCCCGGCTATTCAGCAGATAGCCCAGGACGCAGCCACCGAGATGATCGCTGGGGGCATTGGGGTGGATTGGACGCTGGTGGCTGAGCAGGCCGCGCAGTGGACACGGACGTACAGCTACGAGCTTATCAAGGGCATTACCGAGGTAACGCGCAAGGGTGTACAGCAGGCGGTTGAGGATTATATCCGCACGCCGGGACTGACCATGGGCGATCTACAAGCCAGTTTGGAGCACCTATTCAGCCCGATTCGCGCTGACATGATAGCGGTGACCGAGACGACCAGGGCATACGCTGAGGGGGAAGCAATGACAGCCCAGGCAGCTAAAGATGCCGGCATCAACCTGGTGCCCTATTGGAATACGAACGCAGATGACCTGGTTTGCCCCATTTGCGGGCCGTTGAATGGCAAGCCGACAACCGAGCTCCCGCCAAAACATCCGCGGTGCCGGTGTTGGTTGACGCACAAGTGGGAGCCAGCCGAATGACATTCAGCATAAAAATAGATGGAATAGACAAGTTGTTGGCAAAGCTCGACAAGCTGGAAGCTGGCAAGTTAATCAAGCCGTGGATGCAGAGTGCCCTTTTGGATGCGAAGGGATTCATTGCGCAGTACCCGCCATCGACCGAGGCGAACATCCCCTACCAGCGGCGCTGGTATGAACGCGGTTATGGCCCGAAATGGATGCTCAAAGATGGCACGGTACATGGGGCGCACACGTCGGAAACACTGGGACGTTCCTGGACAACCAGGACGACCGATAGCGGCTTAGGTGGGATTATTGGTACCAAGGCTACCTACGCCCGCGCGGTGCAGGACAGGGATAAGCAAGCAGCGTTCCACGCTCGCCGCGGCTGGCGCACAGTGCAGGATTGGGTTGAGCAACGCGGACCAGTTGTCAAAGGCTGGATCGAGAAACGCATCCAGCAGATTATCGGAGGTGTGTGATGCCGTGGAAAGTATTCAAGACAGAGGACAAGTTCTGCGTACACAAGCTGAATGAGGATGGTTCTCAGGGCGAGCAGGTAGCTTGCCATGAGACTGAGGTTGAGGCAGAGAACCAGGTCAAGGCGCTTTATGCCAGCGAGAACGCGAGCAAGGCGCTGGTCAAGGCAATTGGTGAAACCCAAGACACTGTACGCATTGGCGGGTACGGGGTGGTGTGGGGCGGGCGCGACCTGGAAGGTGACCACTTCGAGAAGGACACCAACCTATGGCTGGACGCGCCGGCGATGCCCAGGCCGATGATGTACGACCATGGACGCAACCAGGTGATCGGCAAGGCGATGATCGGCAAGTGGGATACGGCTAAAGCGGATGATTACGGTTTATGGATCGAAGGCGAGATAGCCAAGAGCAGCCGGTATTACGAGCTAATCCGGCCGTTGATCCAGGCCGGCGTGGTGGGGCTTTCCAGCGGGGCAGCCCCGCATACGGTGATCAAGGAAAACGGTAAGGTCAAAAGCTGGGGAATTTTCGAGTGGACGTTATCGCCCACGCCGTGCGAACCGCGCACACTGGGCGTGGCTGAATTGCGGTCGATTGCCGACGAAATGCCATCGGTCAAGGCGCTGCTGCCAAAGGATGTCGGGGAGACATCGGCGGGCGCGACGGAGGGCAACGAGCCGGCGGTACATAGTAACCATCAAGGAGAAAACGAAATGACAGAGCCTATCACGATCGAGCAAATCAAGGCGCTCATGGCTGAAGAGCGCAAGGAAACCGTCAACGAGATGGTCAAGAGCCTGGCAGCTGCCAAGCCCGAAGTCAAAGCGACCGCCATCTCGGTGACCACGGACGAGGGCGATCAGCCGTTCAAGAGCCTGGGAGAGCAGCTCAAGGCGGTCTACACCAAGGCCGTCAAGGGCATCATAGACCCGCGCCTGGGCAAGAGCCATGCCGACGCCACCAAAGCGGTGCTGGGGTTGAATGAGGGCGTCGATTCCGAAGGCGCCTTTGCCATCCAGGACGACTTTGCCGCCTTGCTGACCGACCCGATGTTTGCGCCGGGCACGCTGCTGAACCAGATGCCGGCACCCATGCCCCTTTCGGGCAGCGGTATGAAAGTACCGTACATCCGCGACAGCGCCGCAGCCTCAGGCACCCGTTTCGGCGGGATGGTGGTGTACAAGGTGGCGGAAGGCGCGACCATTAGCGCCTCGAGCCCGGCACCGCTCAAGCGTCTCAACCTCGACCTGACCAAGTACGCCTGCGTGTACTATGCCACTGAGGAGTTGCTCGAGGATGCCGGGGCGTTGGCCAGCCAGCTGCAGACCTTTGTGCCGCAGGCGATCCGCTACGAGGTGGAAAACGATGTCATCAACGGCATCACCAACCCGCTGGGCATTATGGCAGCTCCGGCGTTGGTGAGTGTGACCAAGGAAACCGGGCAAGCGGCCGATACCATCGTGATGGAGAACATCTCAAAGATGTGGGCGCGGATGTACGCTCCCTGCCGGAGCCGCGCGATCTGGCTGATCAACCAGGACGTGGAGCCGCAGCTCGACCTGCTCAGCATCCCGATCGGCACGGGCGGCTGGCCGGTGTTCTTGCCGGCGGGCGGCATCAGCGCCTCGCCGTATGCCACCCTCAAGGGGCGGCCGGTGCTGCCGGTGGATTACTGCCAGACCCTGGGCGACAAGGGCGACATCATCCTGGCCGACCTGAGCCAGATCGTGTCGGCCTCCAAGGCGGGCGGGGTGAAAGCCACCAGCTCGATCCACGTTGCCTTCCTGACTGATCAGCAATGCTTCAAGTTCATCTACCGCTACACGGCGGCCCCCGGCTGGGAGAGCGCCTTTACGCCGCTCAACAGCTCGGCGACGCTGAGCCCGTTCGTGACCCTGGACGCACGCGCCTAAGCGACAACGACTAGATGAGCCCTCGCGCGGGCGGGGGCTCCAGTACAAGGAGAATAAAACAATGAGTGCAATTTGCCTTCCTGAAGAGTTCAAAATCGTCGATGCGACCGCCGGCCCGGTCACGACCAACGGCGGTGTCACCAGCGATTATGTGAGCGTCAAGAACGTCAAGAAAGCCTGGATCGTGCTGCAGTTTACCCAGGCCGTGGCGCATGCCACGGTGATTCAACCGCAGCGCGCAACGGCCGTGGCCCCGACCGGGGCGGCCAGCATCAACGTGGCTGCGCGCATTTGGGCCAACGAGGCTACCGCCACGAGCGATACCCTGGTGGCCCAAACCGCGGCAACCAGCTATACCCTCACGGCGGATGCAGCTAAAAAGCAGGTCATCATCGAGATCGACATCGCCACCCTGGGCGCGACCTATGACGTGATCGGCTTCACTATCTCAAACTCTGGACAGGCGACCAACTTTGTTTCCGGACAGTATTTCCTGGAAATGAAGTACCAAAAGGCCACGCCGCCGACTGTGATCACGGACTAACGTAAATCAAGTGGGGCGGCTTATCACCGCCCCCAATACAAGGGTTAAAACCCCGATAGGAGCAATGATATGAAGAACAGAACAGCATTATTCAGCCGCAAGCAGCCGGGCGGTGTATATACCATTTCTGATTTGGTAGCGCACCCCGGCGACATCTGGTTCGTGGATTCTGGTGCCAGCGGCGGCGGCGATACGGTAGGCCATGGCCGCGACCCCGATAGCCCCTTCCTGACCCTGGACTATGCAATTGGTCAGTGCACAGCTAACAACGGCGATGTGATCTATGTCATGCCGGGACATGCCGAGACGTACATCGCCACCAACGGCTTTGACGTAGACGTAGCAGGCATCGCCATCATCGGCCTGGGTTGGGGCGCGGACCGGCCGACGTTCACGTTTAACCATGCCAACGCGCAGGTCAACATCGGTGCGGCCAGCGTGCGCATCGAGAACTTGCGCTTTGTGACCAGCATTACGGCGGTCGCTTCTGCCGTGCAGGTGGAAGGCGTGACTGATGCGGTGTTCAAGAACTGCGAGTGGAACTGGGGCGGCACGACCGGCGACGACTTTGTAATATCGCTAGAGCTCGAAGCTGGCGCAGATCGCGCCCTGATCGAGGGGTGCCGGTTCCTGGCAGAGCCCGCCGTGGCCGGAGCGGCCGTGGCTGTCAAACTAGTCGGCGCGAGCAGCAACGTGGTCATCCGCAACTGCGAGTTTATGGGCGATTACTCGACCGCTTGCGTGAACGGCATCACGGCATTGTCACAGGGGCTGATGTTCCTGGACAACCTGGTGCACAACACTGACGCTGGTGAGCCGTATCTGGAAGTGCTGACAGGCACCACGGGGATTATCGCCAACACGCGCGGACTGGCCAGCGGAGCCACCATCGCGGCCAACGCGGTGGCGGACGCCATGGTGCATTGCGAGAACTTTGTAGCTAACACCACCGGCACGATTGCCATCATCAAGGGCGCGGGCGGATCGCCGGCCCTGGATGCTGACTAAGCGTATCTGTAGTGACGCGGGGGGGTCTGGCAACAGGCCCCCTAGCGAGGGAGATAGATTATGAGTGTAAAGGGCCCTCGGGGTGTAGAACTTTTACAGGGAGAGGTTATTACCCTGGCCGCGTTGGCAGCGCGCACGGCTGGGGCGAACGGGACAGCGGTATATGTCGGTGGAGAGCGCAAGCGTTTTATCGTGGTCAACAACATCACAGCTAGCCTCACCGATGCTGGCGATACGCTGGATGTATATGTGGATGTTTCGCTGGATAACGTGACCTGGCACAACGCGATCCACTTTACGCAGCAAGCGGGCAACGGCGCGGCCCGGATCGAGTACGCCGTGCTGGACCCGAGCAATCCGGGTGTGGCAGTCATCGACGTGACCGCGGACGCGGCGGCGGCAGCCGTACGGCCCGCGCTGTTTGGGCCGTACATGCGGGCCAGATGGGCAATAGTCGACTCGGGCGATGCTAACCAGTCGCACACGTTCAGTGTGATCGTGTACGCGGAGTAAGCCATGATCGAGGTGAGGGATGGTTGAGTACGGCACCTATGCAACGCTCGCGCAGGCTAAGGCGCAGTACGGCATCACGGCGACAACCGACGATGCGGTGCTGTTGGCGTTGCTGGAGAGCGTGAGCCGGGGAATCGACAAGCACTGCGGGCGCAAGTTCTACCCGCTGACCGAGACGCGCTACTTTAACAGCGGAGCGCTCGATTTTGAGGATACCCTGCGCCTGTGGGTGGATGATCTGCTTGCGGTGACCACGCTCAAGTTCGATAGAGACGGCGATGGCGCCTATGCAGATACCCTGGCCAGTTCGGACTATGTGCTCTGGCCGTATCAAGGCTATCCCAAGCGCGCGGTTGAGTTAGATGAGAATGGCGCTTACAGCCTGTGGCCCGATGGGAAGAAAGCAATCGAAATCGCCGGTGTCTGGGGTTATGGGAACGAGCAGAGAGCCGCCCCATATGACAGCGCCGGCGCGACCGGAACGGTGGCAACTGCGGCGGCCACTACGATGACGGTGAGTAACAGCGTGCCCTTCAGCGCCGGGCAAACCATCCTGATTGAGACTGAACTGATGTATGTAACCGCCGTAGCGGTCAACACCCTGACGGTGGTACGCGGCGTGAACGGCACAATGTCGGCAGCGCACGCGGCGGCGGCTATATCCATCACAGCCTACCCGCAGCCAATCGTGCTGGCCTGCCTGATGCAAGTCGGCAGGCTATACCGTCGCCGCGACAGCAACTTTGCAACAGCGATCTCTAACCCGATCACGGGCAGCTATGACATGTATAAGGGTCTGGATCCAGACGTGCAGCAGGCCTTGAGCGGCTACCGGAGGTGGGCATGAGCCTGACGGCGGCCTCCCTGACAACCGCCCTGGCCGCGCTCTCGGTGACAGGCGTGACCAGCAAGTTGACTTACTTTCCGCTCTCACTCAACAACGCCAGCCTGCCGGTCATGTGGCCGGGTGTGCCGAGGATCGAGGCGTTCGAAAGCGTGATGGACCACAACGGGCTGGATGTCACGGTGAGCTGCGACCTGACCATTGCGGTCAAGCCGCTGCTGCAGGGTGAAAAGAGCGGCGGGTATGCCGCCAACATGACCATCATGGATGCCCTGGAGAGCGCGATCGTAACCTGGTACGAGGGCCCCGCGGCCGAGACCCTCAAGGCGGAATGGAGCATCCAAGCCGGCGTGGTAACGATCGGCGAAACCAGCCCAGGCGTGCCGGCTATGTATCACTCGGTGACGGCCAGCATCAAAGTGACGGAGCTGCAATAGTGAACCCTGAGGAAATCGACCGGCTGCAAGCTACGGCCTCGAGGCGGCTTAACATCGGCTGTGCGGACGTGGGTCTGGCCTTTTGGACGAACCTGGACGCCGATCCGCTCATGCCGGCTCAGCTTCACGCCCTGGTGCCGCCGATACCTTGTGAGGATGCCAGCCTGGATGAAATCTATGCCGGGCACTTTCTGGAGCATTTGGAGCGCGACGCGGCGCGCCCGTTCCTGGCCGAGTGTCTGCGCTGCCTTGTGCCGGGCGGGCGGCTGGGCCTGGTGGTGCCGGACACGCGCGAAATCATGAGGCGCTATCTGGCCGGCAGTATCGACGCCGTCGAATACCCCGGGGGTACCTGGTGGGCGATGGCTGACCTGGACGCGGTATGCGCGATGTTCCTGTATTCGAATGTCCAGGAGAGCCCGCACAAGTGGAGCTATGACGAAACAAGTTTGGCGCGCATCATGACCGAAGCCGGGTTCGTGAACTTGGCGCCGATCTGCCGCTACACCGACCCGCGGATCCCACAGGGCGCCTGGTACCAGTGCGGCTGGGATGGGTGGAAGCCAGAATGAGAATCCTATGCGTGCAGCCCGGCGCTTCATGGTCTACCAACGACGTCTATGTGGGCATCGTCAAGGCCCTGGCCCGGCAGCATATCGAGATCATCAAGTATGCCCTGGACGGACGCATCCAGAGCTGGGGCGGCTACCTGCAGTGGCAGTGGAAGCATAACAAGAAACAGGGGCCCAAACCGAGCGAAACTGACGCCATTTATATGGCGGGTGTCTGGTTGTTGGAGAAAGCGCTGCGCTTCCAGGTGGACTGGGTGTTGATTGTGTCGTGCATGTACCTGCATCCGGACGTGGTACTGATGCTTAGGCGCGCCGGGTTGAAAGTGGCGATCCTGTTTACCGAGAGCCCGTATGACGACGAATGGCAAAAACAGATCGCACCGCTGGCTAACATCTGCTGGGTGAACGATAAGGTGAGTGTGCCTCCGTTCCGGGCGATAAACCGCCAAACCTACTACTGGCAGCATGCCTATGACCAGACCAGGCACTACCCGCAAGCGGACAAGGCGGCCGATGTGCCCGAGCATGATGTTGTCTTTGTTGGCACCGGCTGGGAAGAACGTGTCAAGCTGTTCGAGCAGGTGAACTGGGATGGTATCGACTTGGGGTTGTACGGGTCGTGGGAGCTGTTAGGTCCCAACCATCACCTACGCCAATACCTGCGAGGCGGTATCACGCCCAACGACCTGACGGCTGGGTTGTATCGCAACGCGAAGATCGGCATCAACCTGCACCGATCGAGCATCGGTTATGGCAAGGGCACCGAGAAGATCGCGGAAGCCTACAGCCTGGGGCCGAGATGCTACGAACTGGCCGCCTGCGGCACATTTTACATAACGGACAGCCGGCCCGAGCTGGCGGATGTATTCGGGGAAACGGTGCCGACCTTTACCAGTGCTGCAGAGTTAGAGACTGCGATTCATTATTACCTGGCGCACGAGGACGAAAGGCGCGAGCGGGCGGAGATGCTGCCCGGGCTGGTCGCGCGCCATACTTTTGATACACGCATTTGTGACTTACTGGCAATCCTAGAGCGAGAAGGAGAATAACATGGCACGATATCATGGCAAAGGCGGGCGCGCTTATGTGTCCACGACCGGGACGGGCGCTGCCGCTGCGATTGTCAACCTGGAGAGCTGGGAAATCAACCTGGCAACCGACAAGGTTGAAACCACCTGCACGAGTGACAGCAACAAGACCTACGTTCAGGGGTTCGGCGACGTCAAGGGCAAGATTAACTTTTTGTGGAGCGACGCCGAGGATACGCTGTTCTCGGCGGCCGAAAGCGCTGACGGCTGCAAGATTTACCTCTACCCGGCCTCGGGCGCAATCACCAAGTACTGGTACGGCCCGGCCTGGATAGACATCGACACCCTGGGCGGCGGTGTAAGCGCGGCGGTCAAGGGCGCAGCTAGCTTTTCGGCGAACGGGTCCTGGGGCCGTAAGTAGTGGTCAACCTGAGAGGGCAGGGCGGCCGGTTGACTGCGCTTGGGCGTGAGCTGGCCGCCCTGGGAGAGTGGGAGTTGTACAGCGACCCGTACGGTGTGCGCGTGGGCGCAAAGGTGCTGCGTTACAATTCTTACCTTCTGCCCCGTACAAAGATTGCAGAGGTGACGCTGGACTTGGGACCTAAAACCATCAAGCACAGCGAGCTGGCGGTTTGGTGGGATGGCGAACGATTGATATTGGATAAAGGAGCACCACGTGGCTAGAAACCGATTTGCGCAGTTGGATACGGTCAAACTGGAACTGAGCGACGGCGACTGGATCGAGGTCAAGCGCGAGCTGACCTATGGCGATCAGCTGGCCCTGCAGTGGGGCTCGCGCAAGCCTGGCGAAACCGAGTCGATGCTGTACCTCGATATGAAAGAGTTCTACGTCAACCGTATCCTGATCTGGGTAACGGCCTGGTCATTGCAAGACGACAAGGGGCCGGTAGAACTGAGCGCCGATGCGGTGCGCGCGCTGCGCGATACGGACGCCGCCGAATTGAACAAGGTACTTATTGAATATATCGAAGCGCAGGAAGCCTCAAAAAACTGACTGACGCCTGGCGCAACCAGGCGCGGACAGAGCTGGCGATCTGCAAGTGGATGAACGGATGGAGCCTGGACGAGTTGCACCGCATACCGAGCGATTATGTTGGTGTAATAGCCGAGATGATGCAAGAGGAAGCGTACATCCTGGAGGGTGGGGGCGATAGTGATGATGGAGAATAATGGCAGGTAATGAGCTAGAAATCCTCATTCGCGCCCGCGACGAAGCAGCTGCCACGATGGCTAAAATCAATAAAGAAATTAGCAATCTGGGCGGCACAAGCGGCGCTGTCAAGGGGCAGGTGGCTGGCCTGAGTGATACTCTAGGCCGCGACCTGACTGGTGCCCTCTATCGCGTTTCGCCAGCTATGGGCTCGATTGTGAGCGCTGCCGGGCCCCTGGGTTTGGCTGTTGCTGGATTAACTGTCGGCGTCAAGGCGCTTAAAGAAGCGTGGGATTTGGCGGCGGGAGCGGCCAGGTTTGAGGATGTACAGCAATCCTATTACAAGATTAACGGGGGTATTGAAGAGGCAACGGCCAGCCTGGAGGCAATGCGCCAGGCTTCACTGGGCACGGTCAACGATTTGAAACTGATGCAGGGAATGAACCTGGCCAAAATGATGGGGGTCTCTGCTACAGGTGAGGAAACGGCGCGGTTAATGGCCCTAGCGGTAGACCGTGCAAAGGGTCTAGGGATAACCACCGAATATGCCTTTGACTCCCTTATGCGCGGCTTGGGGCGCATGCAGCCTTTGCTTCTGGATAACCTGGCCATCAACGTCAAGATCAATACCGTAAACGAAGAATATGCAAGGACACTTGGCAAGTCTGTCGATAGTTTATCAGACATGGAGAAAAAGGCCGCGCTGCTGCAAGCGGTGCTGGAACAAGCACCTGAGGGACTAGAAGACGCAACGGCCTCGGCGGCACAAAACCTATTATCAATGGAAGTCTCTGTTGATAATATGAATATCGCCGTCGGACAGTTAATTGAGAAATGGGGGCTGCTTTCTTTCGGAGACATTAAGCAGGGCCTCGCAGACGAAATAGCATTGATGGCTAGAAACCGCCTCAAGGTCGACGATATCATGGGGCCGTATTACGAGGCCGTCAATAAAATAGGCGATCCGTTCGCGAAGCTGTCCTACACGATGCGGCTCAATGACCTCGCAACCCAGTTCAAGTGGGTACAGATCAACGCAACAGACCTGAAAATTGCGCTTGACGACCTGGTTCCGTCGGTCGGAGCAAACGCTGCGGCCGATGCCGCCGCGCAAGCGGCATTGGTAGCTACCAGCGACGCGATGATTACTCTGGCTGGGCAGGCATATCTACTAGGGGATGCTGTACGAAGTATCCCGAGCTTTGTGCAGATCGGAATAGAGTTTCGATCCATAACATCAGGGCTGAATGCGGCGATGGGCGCGGGCGTTACCAATCCGCTCTATTCGCAAAATCTACTGATTGGCGCTAACGGGCAGATGAATTATGGCCCCGACAGCGGCCGGGTGCCGTCTCTGACGCCGCTCGATACCAAGTATATAGAAGGCGTCCAGGCTTCAAATGCAGCGGCGCGCAGAGGTGGCGGCGGTCTCTCTGATTATGAGCAAATGCTGCGTCAGCAAGCCGCGGATATGCGCAGCTTGGTCGAGCAAATCCTGCAGCCAACCGAAGTTACGAGCCAGGATATGGCTGATACGGCTGCCGGGCGCTATATGGACAAATGGGACGAATACGGACGCAAGATGCGCGCGATTGCGGCCGACCAGGGCAGCGTCTGGCGTCAGATGGTGCCGCAAGAAATCCTGGCCCAGGGCGAGGACGCGATTCGCGGCTGGGCCGAGCAGCAGCAAAAGCTGTTCTACTCCGGACGTATGCCCGAGGAAATCAACTGGGGCGATTTCGTGGCGCGCGCCAAGGAAGAGATTGCCAACAAGCAGGCGCGCGAGGCAATGGTGCAGGAAGCCATGCGCCAGCTGCAAGCTGCCGGCGTGAGCATGAGCGGAGCTGAATTACAGGCCATGATAGGCGGGACGCCGGGAGCCAGCACGGGCGTAGAGATGGCCGGTGCCTTTGGTACTGGATTGGTGGCTAATGACACAGCCCTGGCGGTAACTAGTGCCTTCCAGGAACAGATGAAGGCGCAACAGGAGACCTGGACGCTGGTCGGGACGCTGTGTATCAGCTGGTTTGTGATCGGCATCAAAAAGGGCATTTCGCCGCAGACCGGGCGCGAGATCGTAAATGCCTTATTCCCCTGGTTTGCCGAAAAGCTGGACGAAGCAGGTTACACAGCGGGGGCAATACCATGACCAAGATAGGGATTGTGGGTGGCGGGGGCACCACGATCGCGGATCCGTTCGTGGCGGCTTACAGCGTCAGCCCGAATAAAATTGAGAACAGCCAGCGCGCCCTGGATGGCACTCTGCGCAGCCAGGTCGTAGCCTTGAAGCGCACCTGGCATTGTGAATGGCGTGGGCTGGCTGCGACGCCGTTGAGTACCCTGATGACCGAGCTGGAGCGCCTGGTGGATCTCGATTGGTATCCCCCGGAAGGCGGAGGCGCGATCAAGGTGCATGCGCGCAACGTCAAGAAGAATCCGATTAAAGGCGCCTTTACGCGTACTAACGTGACCTGCGACCTCGAGGAGGTCTAGCGTGGTCCAATCGATAGCCGGCACCAATTTGGCAGCTAACTGGGCGGGAGCGAGCCAGGCACTCTGCCGCAAAGTCGAGTTCCAGTGGAACGGCGCCGACTGGGTGGATGAGACGGCTTATGTATTGAGCTGCACCACGCGGGTGGGATTGAGCGCCAACGGAGTGAACGGCCTACCGATGCTGGGGGGCGGGGCGGCAAGTTCGGGGAATATCACGCTCTCGAATGTAACCGGGCGCTACAGCCAGCACCTGGCTGCCGGTGATTTGTATGCCGACATCCAGTACGGCTTTATGCTGATCCCGGTGCGCATCAGCCTGGGGTACGTGGACGCGACTAACGGCGCCGAGTTGATAACTACCTTTACGGGTTACATCTTCAAGCCGCTGGAGAGCGAATCGGCGCCCGGGATGCGCGCGGTGACGTTTGAATTGCGCGGCGGCGAACTGCCCATCTTGCAGTACAAGCAGAGCAGCGGGCTGTATCTGGGTTACCGCATCGACCAGACAGTCGCGGCCATCCTGACGGCGGCGGGAGTAGCGCTGCAGAGCCTCGACCACGGCACAATCCCGATCCCTTATTGCTGGCTGGATGACGAGAACACCTGGGAGCAGTGCCTGCTACTGGCCCAGGCCGAAGCGGCCATGTTCTGGTATAGCGAGACCGGCTATGCGACCTTGCGGCGGCTGTCGTCCCTGGTAGAGCGGCCAGCTTCAACCAGCAGCCAGCTGACGCTCGACCGGGGCAAGGCCTGGTATTTGGATGTCAACCAGCCGGCCATGGCGGCTTATTCCAAGGCGGTGGTGGAAATCTCGCCCAGGCAGCCGGGGGCGGCCGAGGTGATCTACACCAGCCCGGAGGCGATCGAGGTGCCGGCCTCGGGCAGCAAGACGGTGACGACCAAGTTCAGGAGCGCGGTTTCGGCGGTGATTACGCCGGCGCTCAACACCGACTATTACGCCGTATCGGCGGGCATGCAGGATATGTCGGGCAGCGTGTCGGTGAGTGCAACGCTCAAATGCCAGCGCGGTGAATACACTTTTAGCAACTCGCATGCCAGCCAGCCGCTGTATGTCTATGGTTTTCAGCTGCGCGGGTTCCCGCTGGTGGGGGAAGAATCGCAGACCGCCGAGGCCGAGGCTGACTCAACCACCCTGACCAACTACTGGCGCGGGGCTGCAGCCGGCGTGAAGGAATGCCGGCCGCCGGCAAACCCATTCGTGCAGACACTGCAGCAGGGGCAATTGATTGCCGATATCACCGCGTCGTGGATGAAAATCCCGCGTCCGTTGGTGATGTGGCGCGGGCCGGGCGCGCCCTGGCTGCAGATATTGGATCGTGTGAGCGTAGATGATGCAGACAATTCGGGGATCGATGAGGATTGCTATGTGATTGACAAGACCGAAAACTCGACGGGTGCCAGGTACGAGCAAACCCTGCTGCTGCTGCCTTGCGCAAGCCTATTCCCCTCAAGCGGGTATTTTATCCTGGGCACATCGGCTTACAAGAATACTGGCAGCGGAAAGGCGTTTTTCTAAATGATACCTTATCCTGTGATTCCCGAGGTGGAAACCGGCCAGGCGCTGGGGGCAACCGTCTTGAATGCATACCACAAGGCGGTGCGTTACCTGTTGGGCCGCAGCCACGAGCCGATTACGGTACAGAACAGCCCGCAATTATCGACATACGGCACAAGCTGGAAGCGGATGTATTCCTGGTGGCTGCCATATCGCGGAGACCGGATCAATTACCATTATGCGCTGTCAACGTCGAGCGCTGGGAAAACCGCTTATCTGGAACTGCGTTATGTCGGCGATGATACCAACGAGCATGTGGCGCTTGCGGACTCGACAACCGGCAGCAAGACCGGCGCCTCAACGCTGACCGCGGGCACGCATTACGGGACATCAATGACCGCCGGGCAAATCTATGAATGGCGTGCCTACCTGAAGGGCGCGGACGGCTCAAACTATGCGATCTGCGACTGGTGGGAGCTATCAACCTACTATAACGCCGTGACGGGCTGGGCGGCGCCGCATACCTTTGTGGCCGACGCGGTTTCGGCGGCGGCGAACCTTAACATATTTAAAACGGATTGCGCAGCGCTTAAAACCTATCGCCTGGATGGAGCAAAGGGCTTTACCGTAGACCGCTCGATATTCTATACCAGCGGGTCGACCAGCTGGCTCGAGGCGGCGCGGTTCTGTTACCGTTATCGCCCGCAAATGTTACGGTTCAACGTCTGGTGCGATATGACGCCCTCGCCCGGCGTGTACTGGCAATGGCAGATTAGCGGTCGAGAGTGGGGATCCGCAACCTGGACGACTCTCTACACGCAGCCGGTGAGTACGAAGTACGGCAACCTGTCGGGCGGCGAATGGGGCACAGAATGCGCCGTCAATATCGGCTCGCTCGTAGGCGGGCTGGCCTTTGGCGATTGGGTGCAGCTCAAGGTAGAGATCAAGGCGTCGGCGGCGTCGAACCTGCAATGCCAGCGATATTACGGCAACCGCTACTCGAGTCTCGCTCCGGCGGCGGGCTGGGCGGCAATGACCGACTTTGTGGAGGGGGATAGCGATATCGGCCCGACTAACCTCAACAAGATCAGCACCAACCTGGTGATGCTTTACTCGGGCGCGGAGGCGCTGTGGGGCTACACGGCCGCAACCGGAATGGGCGGCAACACGGTCGATGATGGGGATGCCAACATCAAGCGGCACTCGGGCGTGCATTTGCATCGCTGGCTGCACTACAAGCCCGCCTCGGGGTCAACGCCGACAATTTGGTACGGGCCGAATACGTCTCGGACGCTCACGCTCGGAACCGACGCGGGCTGGCAAGCCTACGATATGGAAGGATCGGAGATATGGCCCGGGCTGGCCTATGAGATCAGCGGGTGCGAGGGCGTGTTTGAATCTGACAGCTCGGCGATATAGGAGCGTTATGCCGAAAAACGAAGTGCTCAAAAAAATCAACCGGAGCTATACCGACCGCCCGGCAGGCACCGTGGTGATGGGGGCGGTAAGCACACAGGAAGTTTCAACGCACGACCCGGTGACGCTGGATCCGGATAGCGCGCCCGAGCTGACCCTGGCGGTGCAAAAGCTCAAGCTGGCCGAGGTGTTGACGCCTACCGAGCACACCACGATCGGCGATAGCTCACCGCACCACGCGGCCGTTACCGAAGGCAACGGTATTGCGGTCAGCGGCCAGCAAGTGAGCATTGACGGCAGCGACCCGAATACCTGGACGGGCAACCAGACGTTCGAGGGCAATAATATTTATCGGCATCTGGTGCCGCAACTGACCGATACTTACGATATCGGTTCGGAGCTCAAATATTGGCGCAATCAATGGGTGAGCCAGATTATGGCCACCATCTTTGCGGAGAACACGATTCAGCTCATCGGCGGCCAGTTTATGATCCCGAAGTCGACCGGAACGCTGCCAGCGGTGGCCACGGCGGATGCCCTTATAGATTTCGGCCAGGCTATGACGCCAGGCGACCACCTGCTAATCAAGGCCCAGGATACGGGCGGGGCCTACAAGACCGAGTATATCCTGATTGGCGAGCTGGACAGCGGCACGACCTACAACGTAACCAGGGATGAGGCAGCGGCCCACGCTACCGACCCCGCCTGGGCCGAGGGCACACCCTATGCAGTATTGGGCCAGGATGGCAACGGGCGCATTGAGCTAAGCGCCGTATCAACGCCCAGGATATCTATTCTGGAACAGGGCGCTGATTACAACGACCAGGTAGAGGTGGTGCGTATCGGCGACCTGGATGGCCTGCTTGATTACACCAGCGAGATATACGGTATTTATATCGGGGCCAGCGACAAAGCCTACCTGACGGCCACGCCGACCGACGGGCTGAGAATCGAGACGCCGACTGGCGGGCTTATCCTGGACGACACGGGTTTGAGTCTGCATTGCGATGACAGTGTGCACCCGGAATCGACCATAACATTCGTGGATGTAGGCGGAGAGGATATCGCAACCCTCACGGCGCTTGAGGGCGCTGGTGGGTTCAATCGCCTATCAATAGATGTTCTGCCGGTTGCAGACCAGGATGCGGAACTGTTTATTTCGGCTACATCCGATACAGAGCACAAGCAGGCTTATATCTATATGTACGCTGACGACGGCGTTAGCTCGCCGTCTATCGAGATTATATCTGCCGAGGATAGCGTGGTTTTGGGGTCTGACATCGTTCGGTTCTATGGCAATCTGTCATCCTATAAAAACTCAGCCGACAACTATGGCTATATCTTCGTCCCTTTTCGGGCAACCAGCACCAGTTGGGACGGCGACCTGAAATACGATGCCAATAACGGCGTTATCGATTTGTCGGCAGTATTCGGGTTGCCCGCTGGGATAAAAGCAATAGAGGCTACGTTGCAGGTTGCGTGTGCAACGGTTGGGAAAACGGTCACGCTGGGGGCGAGTTCGGCCTACCGTTACCAGCTGGTGCAGGAAACACAGGTTGCCAACGCCTATATATCCAATACTGGTAAGGTTACCTGCGACGCCAACGGGGATGTGTATTTTTGGACTGATGCGGTGACGGCTGCAAAGGCCGCAGTTTATCTTGTGATTTACGGCTACTATATCTAGGGAGGGAGCTGTGGATATCATCGAGCAGGTCAAAACCAGGATAGTTGAATTGCAGGCCCAGCATATGCAGGAAGCTAAAAAGCTGGCCGATGCCAAGGCTAAGATGGACGCCTGCCAGGGGGCTATCGGGGAGCTATCCAGGCTGGTGCACCAGATTGAGCAGGATTTAATCAAGGCTAGTACCGAAAGCGAAAAGGAGTAACTGCTATGGCAAACGATGTGAGATTGGGCGATGCGGCGGCGAACGCGGCGGTGAATGCTATCGTTGATTTGCTGAACGGGGGCAAGCTGCAAATCTATGACGGGACCAGGCCAGCAACGGGTGATACGGCTGTGGGCGCCCAGCATAAGCTGGCCGAGTTTACTTTGCCCACCCCCGCCTTCGGGGATGCAGCCGACGGCGTGGCGACGGCCAACGCTATCACCGCAGTAACCGCCCTGGCCACCTATACGGCCACCTGGTTCCGGGTGCTACAATCGGATGATACGAAAATGTTCGACGGCGAGGTCGGCACCAGCGGCTGCGACCTGAACCTGAATACGGCGGCCATTGTGGCCGATGCCGAGGTTAGCATTAGCTCGTTTACCGTAATCCTGCCTCAAAGCTAGGCTATGGCAAACTGGGTTCGTGACCTGCTGGCGGATAACCCCAAGTTGCAGGCTATGCCCGTCCATAAACGGACGCGGCACGGCCTGCACTTCCGCAATCCAAACGGCAGCATAACGGCCTATATCGAGGGCGCACCAGCGCATTACCAGGATGCCAAGGGCGAATGGCAGCCGATTGATACAGCCCTGAAACATTACGCAGACCGCGACGAATACGGGGCCGATGGCCTGGATATCCGCGTAACAGCTGGCGGGGCTATCCGCAAGACCGAGCACCTGGACGCGGCCAAAACGCTGCTTGAAACGCAGACCGTCAATATCGGCACATTCAACGAGCGCACGGCCAGGTTCACGTCTCCGGCAGCCCTGGCCAACAGCGCTATCCTGGACAACGTGTTTGCCCGCACCGTTGGCGATTACAAGCACGAAACCATCCTCACTGAAACCGGCTACCGCGAGGTTTTGACCATCGCCGCCCGCCCCGCTATTCATAACGCCAACCTGTGGCTGATGATGGACACCATCATCCCTGGGCTGGATATCCCCGACGGCTGGATTGAGGCGGATATCAAGATTGGCGACGGCTGGCTGAGGCTACCTACTGCATACCAGGCCGACAGCCGCATAGCGGGCGATGCCAGGCACTATGCCAAGAAGGTTGACGGGGTGCAGCATATCTACACCGGCGTCAATTCGCTGTGGCTGTGGGACGCCAAATACCCTGTCATTATCGACCCCGATTATACAGGCAGCACCGATGACGGGGTGGTGCACGCCTACGGGGCCAACTATGCCGCTTCCAGGGCGACCAGTAGTTATGCCAGCATTACCGACACCACCATCCCCGTTGGTATGGAGCATTACAGCACATACTGGAACGTATTTCGGGCGGGGCTGAAGTTCGATACAAGCGGGATAGGCAGCGGCCAGGTGGTAACGCAGGTCAACCTGAAGCTGCAAACCACGGCCTCGGGGCTATCCTATAACTTTGACGTGCAAATCAACAAGCAAAACTGGGCGGCCCAGGAGCCGCTGACCAACGCAACCAAGCGGGAGCAATTCTGGGATGGGGTACTGGCTGCAACCGAGGATGATAGCCTGTTTGGCAATACGGCCACGGTCGGGTCGAACGGCTCGCATACCAGCGGCAACCTCGACACAAGCTGGGTCGAGATGGAGGGCGTTACCTATTACAGCCTGATTAACGGGCACGACTATGATAACACAGCCCCGACGGGCTATGAATGGATATATATCGCGACAGCCAATAACGCCACGAGCGCATATCGCCCGGTCCTGATTGTAACCTACGAGGCAGCATCCGAGCCGATAACGGGCACAACGGCGGTTACCCTGAACGAAGTGCAGGCCAGCGCCAGCACCAAGCAGGTATTTACCTCGTCCGGCGGGGCAACCCTGGCGGGGCTTCTGGCGACGATATCGACCAAAGAGATAATGGCGGCCAGTGCTGGCATATCCCTGGCTGATTTGCAGGCGGCGATAACGGGCCAAGAGCGATTGATTGCCAGCGGCACGCCCGTATTGGCCAAGCTACAAGCCGCGCTGACAGGCAAAGAGCGCTTTATCGCGGCCCTGGATATAACACTACCCAGCATAGCGGCTGCCCTGGCTGGCAAGGAAACATACGCCGCTGCGATTGGCGTCACCCTGGCCAGCCTACAAACGAGCGCGGCAGCTAAAGAGGCTCATACCGCAATCGTCGATGCTGTACTGCCAGAACTGCAAGCCAGCAGCAGCGCTCAGGAAGCGTTTAGCGCGGCAGTTGACGCTATCCTGGACAGGCTGCAAACGGGCATCGTCAGTAAAGAGACGCTGGCGGCAGCGGCGGCAGTAGCCCTGGAGAATATCGGCATTGCCGCAACGGCTAAAGAGACGATGGCCGCTACCATCGAGGCTATCCTGTCCGGTATTGATCTGAGCGCGGCTGGCAAGGAAACCCTGACTGCGGTGGTGGATGCAGCCCTGGCCGAGCTACAAACAGCCATAGCGGCCTCGATCGATACAGCACCTGAAGCTATCACCGGTGCATTGGTGATAACGCTACGCGAGATTGGCGCTGAGGCACAGGCGGTTGAGCGCATTACCGTAACGGGAACAATCACTCTCCAGGAGCTGCAATCCAGCCTGGCGGCGATCGAGCGATTGAACGCCAGCGGCGCAGTAACACTCAGTGAGATTGCGGCGGGCATAACCGCCCTGGAGCGCCTGACGGCCGGCGGCGCTGTAACGCTGCCAGGTGTAGGTTTAGGGCTGGCCGCTCTGGAACGTATGGCCGCAACCGGCGCAATCACGCTAGAAAACGTCGGGGCAGCAGCGGTCGCCCTCGAGAGATTTGCCGGCAGCGCCCAGGTAACGCTCCAGGGGTTACTGGCCGCCATAGCCGGACACCTGGCTATCACAGGGATAAACGGCTCGGTAGCTGCAACGCTGCCAAACATAGAGCTGAGCGCGGCGGCGCTGCAATATATCAAGTCATTGATGGTTGCGGCCCAGGCGGCGCTGCATAACTCTGGTACGGCGCAAGCGGCACTTAATGAATTGGCGCCGATGCAGGCATTATTGGCAGAACTGGCAGCAACCGAGGCGGCGCTGCATATGTTAGGTACGGATCAATCCGAATTGATCGACATGGAGGTGGGAATCACGTGAGCAACTACCTTTTAGGGCGCAAGATCAGGCTGACGGTAACGATAACCAGTATAGCGACCGGGCTGGCGGCTGACCCGGACAATCTGATGTTGACTATCCGCAACCTGGATACCGGCGTGAGCACAATCTACGAATACGGAATCGATGAGGAGGTCGTTAAAAGCGCGACCGGCATCTATTACGCCGATGTTACTCCAGATGTAGGCGGGCACTATGCCTATCGCTGGAGCTGCACGGGCACAATTACGGATGCTGTTGAGGATAACTACATCATCGAACCGAGCCAGGTGGTGTAGATGATAAAACTGCGCTGGCCGCTGCCTGTTGAATACCGCACGATAACCACGCGTCACGGTGAGGGCGGGCATATTGGCATCGACATATCGGCGCCGACCGGCCAGCCGGTGTACGCCGCACACGATGGCATCGTAACACGCGAGTGGACGCAAGCGGGCGGCAACGTAGCGCGGGTGACGGGCGTTGATTGCTATACCAGATACGCGCATCTCAAATCGTTTACAGTCGACAACGGCCAATACGTGCTGGCAGGCCACCAGATAGCGATATCCGATAACACGGGCAACCTGACAACTGGCCCGCATCTGCACTGGGAACTGCATCGGCTGAGTGGCGAGGCGTTAGACCCGCTTGAGTACGTGACGGAGGTTACTGTGAGCAAACTAGGGCTGCAATTTCAGACATACCCAGCGTGGGCACGCGAGATCGTGATGCACTATTGGCCGATAGCGCGCAACGGCTGGGTGATGGCGCTCGACCCGCCGCTGCCTGACTTATTCGCCAATACCAAAGTGCTAGGCAGAGTGATGCAGCATCCGAGCGGCTACCCGAGCTGCGACGCGTGGGAGCGCGACGTGATGCGCCGTGGCTCCGAGGGCGGGCGGGCGTATTACGAGTTCAACCGCGAGTATTACGCGGCCAGACGCGGCCGGGTGACGGCCTGGCAGTTCATCAACGAGCCGATTATCTGGAGCGACCAGGACGCGGCCAATTATCGGGACGCGTTGATAGCCTGGGCGACCCAGATGCAGACGGGCAAATATAAAATCGTCGGCGGCGTGTTCGCGCGCGGCAACCCCGAGCTGCGCATTGTGGTGCCTGGCTGCAACTACCTCAAGATAATGGGGCCGGCACTCGACCAGTGCGACTATCTGGCCTATCACAGCTATATGCGCGGCCGGTTCGACTTGAACGATAAGTGGGAGACTTTTAGGTATAAGCTGATAGCCGACGAACTGGTCTCGCTCGGGTTCAAGCGCCCGACCTGGTTTATCTCGGAGTGCCTGTTCGACGCTGGCGGCGGCCCGAAGGACGGCTGGCGTGACGCTGCGGTGTACGGCGGGAACTGGCAACTGTACTTTGCCGACCTGCGCGCCTTTGACGCAATACTACGCAAAGACCCCGACGTGGTGCACGCGTTCATCTTTATCTGCGGACCCTACGAGATGTGGCGGTCATTCGAAATCGACGCCCAGCAGGCGCAGGAATTGGGCGAATACGTCTACAACGATGTGGTGCCCTCGGTACTGACCCAGGCCGACATCGAGGCTGCCCTGGGGGCCGAAATGCAGAAGCACATCATCCCGCTCAACCCCAATGCCGCGCTCGAAAAGGTGGCGGTCAAACAGGGGCTGCTGCCCGCGGGATCCGAGTTCGACCTGGCCGTCGGCGGGGTGCAGTATCGCTGCCAGGCATTCAGACGGGCAGACGAGCGCGACACGCAATACGGGCTGTACGCCAAAGTCGGCGATTGGGGCAACGTGCAGCAGTTCAAACGAGAAAACTAAAGATTGGGGTATACCGTGGGAGAAAACGCATGGCTGCAGCTCGCAATCCAGATACCCGTCGTGCTCGTATTTTCGGGCGTGATGTATCTGATCATCAAAATGTTTCTGACGCACATATCGCAGAGCGAAAGCCGGTCGCAGACGTTCATCGAGCAGCAGCGTGAGAAAAACGACGAGGCCGTGAGCGACCTGGCGGTAATCACTCGTCAATCTATGGAGCGGTTGACCGATGTGCTCTGCACGAAAATCGAGCATATCGACACGGCCGTTTCGACAATGCGCGTACTGGATTCCTCACACGATGCGTTTGTCCGCACATCGTTTCGCGAACGGTTCGGCCCAGCAGTAGCCGACAACGCCGATCGGGACGCAACCGAGGCGGAACTTAGAACAGCTCGGGAGATCGAGCGAGAAAGGAAAGAGTGAAATGGGTGATTTGATTGTATTCGGGGTGCCAGGCGCGGTGATCATCGTGGCCCTGGTAGAGCTGGCCAAGCGTTATGGCCTGAACGCCCGCTGGGCGGTGCTGCTGGCAGTGGTGCTCGGTATTGTGTTGGCAGTAGTGGTACAGCTCGCGGAGGTCAATCCGCAGGTTGCGCTGTGGGCGCAGGTAGTGCTCGGCGGCGTACTGGTAGGCCTGGCATCCAGCGGACTCTACAGCGGCGGGCGAGCGGTCACTAAACTCTAGGTTTCGGCAGCCGGCAAATCCTCCCCGGCTGTTGAGATAGCCAGGCTCTGCTCCCAGGTGGGGCCTGGCTTCCCCTCGTTTGACTGCATAATCCTCAACGAGTTTTGAAAATTGGCCTGAAATTGGTCGAAAAACCCTTGACATTTGTACCACAATGTGGTACAATATAATCAGAGTTGAGAGACACAGACACACAGGAGGATCACAATGAACTGGGCACAAACGAACGAGACGAAACTGAACGAGATCGCACGCGAGATTTACAGTGAGGTGAGTGGGGCTGACAACCGCGATGAGCGCGCCGAACTGACGCAGGCCATCTACGAGTGGCTGTACGAGGGCGAGCCGTTCGACGTCAACGACCCGAGCGCGATTGAGCGCCTGGCAGCCGAGTGGCAAGCAGAAAACGCGTAACGAGACCAAACAGGGGCGGGGCAACCCGCCCCCAATTTTACAGGAGGATATTATGCGCAGCGACGTACTGAGACTGATAATCGCCAAATCGCCCGCCGCAACCCGCGAGGCTATCAAGGCCCTGCGAGCGTCCGATTCGCCAACGGCCGCTATCCGCTACGGCCACGTGTTGACGATGGCGCTAGAGGACCCGCAGGGGAAGTTTGCCGCTGACGAACGCGTGCTACTGGCCAGCCAGTTGCCCGAGGATACCAGCGAGACGCTGGATTATGTGCTGAAAGTCAGGCTGTCCGGCGCGGATCGGCTGGCATTGGAGCGCCGCGCAGAGGCCGCCGGTGTCTCGCTCAGCGAGTGGGCGCGACAGAGACTGCTGGAGTAAATACGAGTGTGTAACTTTGGAACAGCGCCCTGGTAATGGGTGCCAAAGTTACATCCAGTGAATCTCGGGCGCCTCACCGCGCTTGAGGTTCACCTGCTTTATGATCCGCAGATACATATCGTTGAGTTCGCTGGCTGGCCACTCGGAAATATCCTCGATGTGCGCCGCGTATTCATCCAGGGTGGCGGCGAGCTGCTCGATATTCACCACCGAGGCCTGCAGCACGCCGCGCTCGCGCTGCAGCTCGGTTTCACGCTTTTCAATTCCACGGCGGTGCTCGGCATATTCGTCGAGTGACAGCACCCCGCTATCATAAGCCGCAAAGCCGCGCTTTTTACGGGTTGCCAGGTCGGCGAGCTCGCGGCTGATATGCTCCAGTTTCTGTTCCGTGTCTGCACTGGTCGTTTCTTCAGCCCGAGCGGCGATAAAGGCCTCGCGATGACCCAGCAGGTCCAGCACCGCATCCAGTACGAACTGCTCTACCTTGTCGGCGTTATGCGAATTGGGGTAGCACCAGTTACCGCTGCCGCTGAGATAGTGGCCGCAGCGTAACCGCCTGGCGCGCTTCGCGCCTTTGCCCTCGTAGGCCATCGCATAGCCACAATAGCCGCAGCGGCATATGCCGGCCAGCGGCTTGATATAGCTAAGCCGCCGGGTGGCCATCAGTGCCCCCTGGGCGCGCTCCCAGAGTTCGATAGATACCAGCGGCTCGTGCAGGGCGTTCTCGCAGACAGCCTGCCCCCAACGCGTAACGCCCTTGTATATCGGGTTGCTGATGATCCTGCGCACGGTGTTATGATGCCAATCCCCGCCCGTGGGAGACGGCAGCCCGCGGGCACTCAGCTCCTGGGTTATCGCGTGGTAGCCCAGACGTCGATCGGCGTGCATCTCGAATATCTCGCGCAGCACGGGCGCCGTGAGCGGATCCGGCACAATCAGGTTGTCGCTGCCCTTCAGGTAGCCGTAAGGGATACACTTGCCGTACTGGGTCAGCCCCTTGCGGATCATACCTTCCTTGCCGGCCTTCATACGGCGCACGCGGGTCTCATTCTCGGATTCGGCCATCAAGCCGCCAAAGGTCTCGACCATTCGCACGTTGAAGGCACTCGACCCGTCCGCGGTCGGCTCGCTCGGTTGATTAAGCGCATACACCTGGACCTTGTGCTCACGGCAAATCGCCGTCACCTGGGCGCGCAGGGCGTCGGTGCGCCACAGTCGGTCGTAGGCCCAGACCACCACCAGGGAGATCTTGCCCGAGCTGATGAGCCGTATCACTTCGCCGTATTCCGGGCAGTCGGCTACCAGCTCAGCCAGGTACAGGTAAGCCCGGCTGTGGCCGGGGATGGTGATCTCGCTGGCCACCTGCCAGCCGCGCTGGGCACAGACGGCCCGGCAGTCCTCGATCTGGCGGGGTATCGAGGCTTTGTCATCGGCGGCCTGTGAGGTGGTGGAGACGGCGGCAACGATAAGGGCGCGGTGGGTCATGCTAGCAGATGCTGCCGTGGATAATGAGCCGAGCCACTGCCGGCACCAGGCAGATGAGCCACAAAATGAGTATGATCAGCCATTTACGCTGCTCAGTTCTGTACCACTCGGGGCGTCTGCTTTTGAGTACCGCGCCCGTAATGAGGTACAGAATCAAGGCCGCCACGAAGGCCGCAATCATTGGCGCACATACAGTTCCTATTTTACTGCCAAAAGAAAAGGCCCGGTCTTCCATTCACTCATACCCCTTGCCATTTGATGCGCCCCTATTGACTTTCCCTCGTTCCTGTTCTAGTATACAGAACAAATGTTCTAATACTATGGAGCATGTAATGAGCCGATGGAAATGTTTCGCCTTTGCTATTCGGATGGTTCGCGTTTGGATCGGCGAGGCCGCGCGCGCCCTGCTCCAGAGGCAAGATTGAACTCGGCTTTCATCGAGCTTATGACCATTTTACGCATATCATCGTGAGGAAGTGAGCGGTAGAGATGCAGCAGTTGCTCTTCATCGGGGGCGAGTTCGCTCGGGAGACCGAGCAACCAGGGGAGAGGTTTACCGAAGGTGCGCGAAATAATGAACAACTGTTCGAGCGAATACTCGGTCGAATACTGCTCGTACGGAGTATAGGCTTGTTTTGAGACGCCAATAATGCTGGCGAACTCCACCTTCGACAATCCGGCTTCTTCTCTCGTTTGAATCACCCTGTCGGCGATTGCCCGAGCTGTATCTACCCACGTCATTTATGGAAACCTCTTTGCAGATTATACCCTAATTATTGTCCATTTTGTGATATTCCCTATTGACAATGGTACTGAATAGTGGTACTATTGGTACGTAAAATGTTGACGAGTGAGGTGAATATGAACTTCGGATTTGGGCTCAGGGTGATGCGCGCGGTTCGAGACGTAAGCCAAATTGAGCTTGTCGTATTGTCCGATGTAAACAAGGACTATCTAAGCAAAACCGAAACTGGGCAATTTATGCTTGATGACGAGGCACAACAGCGTGTCCGTCAGGCTCTCGACTGGCCGGAATCGACCGACGCGATGCTCGATGCAATCGCAGAAGCCAAGTACGAAAAACGGGAGGTGCTCGATGTTCAACGGATTTAGCTTGCTGGCCGCGATTATGGCGTGGCTGACCGACACAGTGGAGGTGTGGGGATGGTACTGCTAGGGTTTTTTGTGCTGGCTCTGCTGCTGGGGAGCTGGGTAGACAGGCGGTATTGGAGAGCGTAATGAGCATCCCGTCGGCCTGGGCGCTGATCCTGCTGGTGATTTATCTGATCATCCGCTTTGTCGACTTTAGAGACGGGAGCGATGAATGATGCAGAGAATACTTGGCCTGGCACAGGGAATCAATTTGGACTATGTGCTGGTTGGGTTGCTAGGGTTGCTAGCGGTGCTGGTGGTTGCCTGGATAGCCTCGGTGGTGGAGGGAATGAGCGGATGACAAATTGCGGTTCTGCTTGCGAACCAACGCCGCGCCAGCGCGTGGCGGAGGAGTTTCTTGCGGCGGCGCTGGATTGCGAATCGTATGACGACACCGCTATTTGGTTGCGGCAGATAGACTATATTTGGTGCAGGGCAGCAAAAACAATCAACCGGAGCGCATTGTCCGTTATGGCCGCCGTGCTGGAGCGCGCGGGGCGGGAACAGGACAAATGACAACCCCCGATATGAACGAGCGCATCAAGGGCCGGTGCACGCGGCGCGCGCTATGGAACGCCTATGACTATTTACGGGAGCTGCACGCCCAAAAGCAGGCCGAAGCCAATCACCCAGGGCCGGAACAACCGGCAGCAGATGACGGCGGCGCCCCGCAAAACGCTGTGGAGCAGCCAGCTCAAACACCAATAAGGGAGCAAGCGTAATGGAAGAAATCACGTTCGGCGACCGGCTGCGGTTTATGATCGCAGTGCGGCACGTCAGGATCAATGACATAGCCAAGCAGCTAGGATTCCACAACGCGGGCATTTCGATGATCGCCAAAAACCTATTTGCTGCGACGCCGCTATTGGAAGCGAAGTTGCGCCAGATATTGAACTGGCCGATTAGCTGCGATGCGATGATTGACGCGATCCTGACGGCGGAATACGAAGCGGCCGCGACAACAACGGCCGATAGCGCCGCCCAGCCCGAGCCTGAACCCCGCGCCGTTGAGCCTATACCCGTCCTTGAGCCGAGTCCCGCGGCAGAGCCTGACTTCGATCCGACACCAGCCCCCAAACGCGGCCGTCCGCGCAAAATCGTGCGCGAGCGGCGCGCCTATGACGACGACGATGACGGCGGCGGGCGTTTCAGCAGCGGCGCAATCCACGGCCGGGTACTGGGATGACGCCCCTATACAGACACGAGGTGAGAGATGAAATGTAGCCACAAATGAAAATGGTGCCGCTCTGCTGGAACAAAGCGGCACCGAGATACAGAACGGAGAACACTAGACAGCCCCATTATAACGCGGGGCAGGGAGAAATGCAATGATTATCAGTCAGTTATCGTTACCGAATACCGCGCCGCGGATGCCAGGCGGGCGGTCATCGAATCCGCGCAAACGGGCGGTGATCGAGCGCTATGAGGAGGACGTCATCCCGGCCGGCATGGCGCGCTACACGATCCAGACCGCCACGATGCGCATCCGCGGGCATATCGAGCGCTACGGCGGATCCGCGCTGCTGAGCCAGGCGCTGGCCGGATTGGACGGCATCGATGCCCCGATCGAGCGGCTGTGCATCGCTTACGGCCGGCTGCTGGGCTACCCCTATAACCGACCGCGGGGGCATGCATGAAGGCGATAGGCTTTCTCGTACAAGGTTTTGTTCTGGGCATCATCGGCTGCCTGACGCTGGTAGGCATGCTGACCATCGGCATTCTGGTTCAACGCGGACTGTAAACCGAAAGCGGTGCGCTGGTGCCAACGGCGGTTCGATTCCGCCGCACCGCGATAGGCGGACTGTAAGCGAATATTTACTGATAGACCTGAACCCGATAGAGGGAGAAAGCAACAGTCCGCCTTTGGTTTTGAGGCTGTAATCTTGATACAGAAAGGAGGTGAGGAAATGATCCTGAAAGTCACAGTCGAAGTATGGGACAAGGCGGGCGAACCGTCGCTGGTGATGCGCGAGATTCAGATCGAGGCCGAGGCCGACATCCTGTTCGTGCCGGGCGTATCACAGGCGGCGCAATCGGTGACGGGCAAGGCGCTGACCGAGGCTCGCAAAGAGATCGAACGAAAAGCCAGCGCTGCATACGTCGCGGCCGGCAAGCGAAACGCCCCCAGCTGACCAGAGCCAAGGGCGTTCACAGAGAACGAGAATCGCAACTAGACAAAGTATACCACATATCAGGAGAAAAACAATGGAAACCCAAGTACGAGATATCAATTTAGACGATCCATTCGCCGCTGCCGACAGCGCGCAGCCGCGGGCGCGGGCGTTCTACGGTCAGATCGAGCTCGACATCTGGTTTTGTGCGCTGGTCAAAGGCGTCGGCAAAGAACCCTACGACCCGGCAAAGCACAAGAGCCGCAACACCGCGGTAACGATCTCTGTTCACCCACTGCCGGAACAGAATATCTCTTTCGAGGTGAAACGCGAGCTGATCGCCGAGAGCCGCGAGTGGGCGGGTATCGTATGGGCCTCGCTCAAGGCATTGGGTATCGCGTCCACCCGCGACGCGCACCACCAGTGGGTGAAAATGGTGCAGGTGCCCTCGGGGCGCACGTACCGCGGCAAGGACGGCGTGGAGAAGGAATCGACCACGTTCAAGTTCGAAGCGCTGTACGCTGACGAAGACGCTTGCCGCGCGGCTTATTTATCAGATACAGGCCAGAGCGACGAAAGCGACACTCCCGAGACGGCGGCGCCGGCTGCAGCCGCTGCTGCGCCAGCGGACAAGACAGACCAGGTCAAGCTGCGCCGTGCTGTGCCATTCATCGAGGCCTTTGCGAAAAAAGCAGAATACGAGCTGGAAGCCACCAGGGCGGCGTGCAAAGGCCAGAAAATCATCACCGAAGCCGTCGACCTCGATTCGGGCGAGTTTGCCGCGATTGTGGCCAATGCCGCCGCGCGCGCTTACGCCGCGGGCTGACAATCGTTTACACAACCATAGCCCCGCTGGTCGGGTGAAAGGCCAGCATTGGAGACAATATGTGCAGCTTGCAGTTTACGGTAACCGTTGTTGTGGATGAGCCGGAGCCTGAAGAGCAGGCGACAATTCAGGCCTTGCCTGTGGAGTTGCCCCCCGCCGAGGGGCAAATGCCCGAAGAAGAGTTCGTTCAGGTGCTCGATGCGATCCGCCGCGGGCAAACGCCAGTATTTTATGCCGATATCTTGCTGCCAGAGGCGGTGCAATGAGCCTGGCCTCGGTGATCATCGACCAGAGAGAGCCTACGCCGATACAGCGCCTGCCATTCGGCGGGGCGGTGATCAGCATCAGCCTGCTGGAATACGGCGACCTGCTGGCCATTGCCGATGACGGAACCCTACTGTGCGTGGAGCGTAAGACGCCCGATGACCTGCTGGGCAGCATCCGCGACAATCGACTGTGGACGCAGCTAGCCGGCATCAGCCAGATCACCCGCTGGGCGTATCTGCTGATTACCGGCGAGCTGCGCCGCGGCACCGACGGGTACGTGCAGACCGA